GACACACAACGCGGCGATATCTTCATTTGGGGTATTCGCGGCAATTCAGGTGGTGCATTAGGACACACGGGAATGTTTGTGGACGCAGATAATATCATCAACTGTCGCTATCAGGCAGGGATTGTAATAGACAATCACGACTGGCTCTGGAGTGCGTCAGGTTGCCCACCATACGCATTTTATAGGTATGTGGGTAAACCAAAAGAAACAAGGCGTGTAGCACTTCCTGAAGTGTATTATGCGGATGAAGTGGCAACCGTATTCGATTTACGACAAATTAGATGTAACCGATTGATTGATGAGTTTGACTGGGAGGATAACGGCGTACCTGTCTCTGTAGCAGTGAGAACAGATAAAGACGGATACTTACTAGACGGTGAGATAAATACAGGCGATTACTTCCGAATTGTCGGCGGTACAGAGGTATTAGACGAAGCTACCGAGAATAACAAACGCTACCTACAACTGAAAATGGCAGATGACGGTATCTGGGTATTGGCAGAGCGAGTACGCGAATTAGCGAATGGAGATGCAGGCACACCACGACCACAACCACGCCCTCAGCCACAACCAGCCCCAAAGACGCCAGAGCTACAACAAGTACCTCAGCCTAAAGAAAAGCCACAGGAGCAACCGCTAGCACCACAACCAACCAACGAAGACGTGATGAGGTCTATCGGCAAATTGAGCCAAGATATCGCTAAGAATAAAAGTTTATTAGAGAAGATTATCGATTTTCTGATGAGTATTTTTAAGTTCAAGAAATAAGGAGGAGATATGAAATCACTAGAAGCATTAAAGAATATCAACTATAAAGACGTAGCTATCCGTGCTGGATGGACATTCTTGCAGACGTTTATCGCGACATTTTTGTTGGCAGGCGTAAACTTAGTAAACTTGCTATTCGCTGCGAGCTGGCACGAATTATACGCTCTGACAATGGCTACCGCACTGTCTGCAATCGCGGCTGGATTATCTGCAGCTAAGACTATTATTCTAGACTTGGTGCGACAGATGAAAGAAGCTGTTGAGTAATTCGGAAATCCCGAACAACTGAGAATAACATTGTACGACATAAGAAAAAAGAGGCAAAGACGATATATCTTGCCTCTTTTTTTTGAGTTTTCTGACACCTCGTCATCGAACTCAACCTCACACAATATTATTATACACTATTTTCTTGCACTCTTAGGGACTTTTCTTGCCGGATTGAATGTCCGCTGTGTTTGAATTGTCCTGACGTCTAACGGTCTTTTGCAGTTGCGACATTCGGCACGCTCTGTCTTAGAATTGAACTTTACCCACTCGCCGCATTTATGACAATACCCTATTAAAGACGCTCTTTCTTCCGAAGTTATTTGGTCAATCTCATCGGTTGTCATAGTCGATAAATTGTTTCCACTCTGGCGAAATGACTTCCACTGGAACTTGTTTCTTATATGTCGGTATTAAGTCTATCTGTATTCGCATATATACCCTCCTTTATAGACTAATTTCCATATAGTAGGGGTTCGCGTCATATTTGTTCCCCCTCAATTTGTCCTGTCTTACACAATTATTGCCGCAAGCACGCTACTTCACTATTTTTTCATTCTTTCCACAGCCGCTACAATATAGCCAACCGCTATTGAATATTATAGCACTTGCTCGGTTGTCTTCGTGAAACGGACATCGAATACTCCAGCCTCGTGGATTATGCCTTGCTCGTGGGTCGTAAGACCTAGCGACCGCTTCTACGTCGTTACTATCTATAGCTTTGTCTGCATATACAGGAGGGTGCCACTCCTTTTTGTATTTACAGAGCCTGTAAGCCTCTCCAGGAAGCAATCTGGCTATAGGTACATCTCTCACTATTTTGTAGCTAGCACCACACTTAAAGACGCTCCCTGGGGCTGTTATGTTGCTATTATCGCCCTTCAATTCAAAGTTCTTGCAATGTCTGTCGTCGTTGATATTTTGGACAGGGACATCCTTCAATACCCAATAAAACAAATGATAGCCACCACTCGGGGTTGCCACTGTAAGAGTCTGTGGTAGCTCCAAAGCCTTAAAGGTAGACACAACCTCGTCCCAGTTGTCTTTGTGGTCTAGGTCGACTGCTATAAGCTTCCAACGACCTGTCTTGTCGAGCTGTCGATAGCCAGTGAGCAGAGCGTTTGCCGTAGCACTGCTAGACTTTAATGGACGACAGTTTTTGTCGTCTGACCACTTATCTAGCGTGTATCGGTTTTTCTTTGTCCCTTGCCAAGCGAATGACAGTAAATCCTGTAGCTCGTCCATAATAATGCTTACCTAATGTCAATCTTCATCTTCAAGCCCCTCTACCTTCCGAGAAAGATTATCAAGTTGCTTTTTAATAAGCTTAGTAATCTTAGCCGCATTATCTTCCACTTTGTCTTTTATCTGATTAACCATATGAGTGTATGGAAGCTCTCTTGGGTTTTCATACTCTGATTTAATAATTTTTGCCGCCTCTAATAGTGCATCATTTTTTCTCAATAAAACTAGTTCTTGAACCATATCTAAAATTAAGAGTACTTGTCCGTCTATCTGCAGCGGACTTTTGTACTTAGAATCTTGTATAACTTCTTTTATCGCAAGATATAGTCGTTTCTCGTGTTTATCCATTATATTCACTCCTTCTTCTCTATCACCATGATTTAGGATATTTTGGTATTCCTAAATCGCCCACACAAAAGTCTGCACTTCTATACCCGTTTTGCCAGACATAATCTTTACCAAAGTGCTTTTGGCAAATTTCATCTCGAGACGGTAACTTTTCAGCGTTTATCGCATTTAAGACGAGAAGTATGAGAAGTATGATAACTATTATAAGCAACAACGTTACGAAGTACGAAAAAACATCTGCTTCATCTATGTTATTCCACCATTTAGTTATCCGATTTATTGAACCTTTCATTTATTAAATCCTTCATTTATTCTTACTTTGTGTGTAATCTTTTTCATATGCTCTCTATACTCTAATATTCCGTCCTGGTTCTCGTATATATACTGCAGAAAATCCTTTATATTCTCATCGGCGGACTCGGCAGCCTCTTTTACAAAAACAACCTTATAGTCTTTATAAATCGTTAGAAATGAATCGTCGATTGGATGTTCTGCTCTGAACTCCTCCAGATAATCGTCAAGAAGACTGTCTATTACTCTTTCAGTGTTTTCCTTCATTCTTTTCCTTCATTCTTCCTCCTTATTCGATTCGTGAATATTCCCTATGACCTCCATACCAGCATTGGCACATTCACTGAACGCCATTGTCGGATAGTCCTGCAATCCATCATAAAAGCCTGATACATTAAAACAAGCCTGCTCGCTATCATAAAAGACTTCACTTACATTATCGTCATATTTCACGATGTCGCCCTCATAAATATTTACACCGTTCTTGTCTTTTAACCCTGTCCATCGTTCTACAATATTTTCACCTTCCAGCATGTCGGAAGGGCGTTTATACGCAGCAATCATAGCTGCGATATTGTAAAGTACAATATCTCCGTTTGGCAAGATACACACTGAATCACCTGGAAGATAATTCTTTAATAAGTTGTTCCAAACCCTGTACTTAATATCACTCATAATTGATGCCCCTTTCTACGCCCTTTCTTTCGCCGAGCTTTAATCATTGCCCGTGTGAGTTTTTTCTTGGTGTGTGGTTTCTTAATTGATGGGTATTCCCTCGGTTTGCCATCGCAATATGTGCCTTGACAATATTCACTATCTATCGTCTTAGTTGGCTTTCCGCAAGTTGGGCATGCTGGATACATATATCTCCTCCTTATTTCCTTTACGCTAGTTACAATTTCTATGTGCTAACTGACAATTCTCAATCGTCGTCAAACCTCCCTTACTGACTGGTATGATATGGTCAATCGTACAATCTTTCATCGTTTCAATCGGCTTGTTGCAGAGTGCGCATATTGCTCCATTATTATTTATCAGTTGTCTACGGATAAATTGCGTAGTGCGAACTTCTTTTCTGCTGTAAACTTCTGATGTCGGTATTTTACAATTACGTCCTTTAATCTTACGTTTCATATTTTATCTCCTCAACCGCAGAACTGGTTGGCTATATAAGCTGATGATTTGCCGAGATGGTCATTTTAATCTCTATATCCTCGCAAGACCGACTTGCCTCCCTTGCGGGCGATGTTGAGATACCACTCAGAGCTACCTAGTTAAGGTAGATGTACTCGTATAGTCACATCTTTCACTGCTCAAGTTGCAATGTCAGCAGTTACTTTTCTAGCTCTAGTTGCGGAACTTCGCGAGCTGCAACGCAAGGCTTAGTTTCAGGCTTTCGAGCCACTTATATAGCCAGTTGACAACACCAATTTGTATATCATTAAGTGAGTTAATTACTTTAAGGATTGATGTCGCCAGTTAGACAGCACAATCACGGAGCAAAGGAATTCTCGTCTTGCGACTACTCCCATTCGGGAACCCAGCTTCATTCCTCAGGTTATGCTGCCAGTTCTACGGTCGATGTTAATGTTCTATCTCATTTTGAGGACTTCCTCAAAATGGTTTCTACAGGGTACGATTTGTACCCGTTTATTTACGTTTGCTTATACGACCGCCCTTTTTACCAGCGCACTTCTTTACGAAATGAGGACCGTCGATTAAGTCGCAGTCGCATTCAATATCTTGTGCAAATCCTTTACAACTTCCGTGACTTGCAAATGTAGCTGAGCCACCTTTTCGTCCGATTTCAGCGTAGAAGTTAGGGTTGCTTGCTAGGTTTTTCTGAGCGGCTTTCAATCCGCCCTGCTTGGTTCCTGACATTGTTTCCTCCTTACCCCCCGTAGGGTACATTTAGCTTTCATTTGTATCGGACGGGTCTCTCCATTCGTCTAAATCTACATTTTCACCATCCACTGCTATCTCACAATCTAGAATAGACAGGTCTTTATGTTGCTCTGGTGCGCCATTTTGGTATGCCCAGTACATAGTGTCATCGGCAATTTCATAAGCCTCATCTTGATTATTAGCTTTCACCGATAAATAACAGTCCAAGGTTATTTTTACTGGAATACTAAATTCTTTCATTATTCTTCCTCCTTTATTCCAAAATAAATCTTCCAATCTCGCTCATTTTCTTTGATGGATTTTTCAGCTTCCTCTACGGTCTCGTAACGTACAATTTCTCCGTAGTCATAACAATAAACATTATGTGTTTCGAGCTTCTCTTCTTCTGGGTTGTAAAAAACGACATAGCCACCTCTATCATTCTCGAAATCTGGCTTAAAGTCTGAGGTTCGGCGCAGTCTGACTTCGGCTAATCTACGTTCACGGGCTTTTTCGGCTTCTTCTATTGTGCGATAGACATTTCCACTTTCCAATAGCCAGAGGTCAACACTAGCATCCTCCCAAGAACGACAAACAACGTTTCCGATATAATTAACATACCAGTATTCTTCACCGAAGTTAGGCTTCCAGTGAATACTGTTTACTGGTTCTTTGATTTCCTCGAACCATTCTGTGAGGATTTCTGGAAACTTCTTGAGTGTTGTTTCGTGGTAAATCATTATTATTAAGCCCGTTTCTGTGGTCTTTTGGTTTTCTGGAGTACCAGCAATAAGATTTCCTGTTTTAGAGATATATGCCAACTGACCTGCTTTGAACGTCGGTAAATCTTTCAGTAGTTTATAACGTTTCATATCTTTCCTTAAAATAGCTCCAGTTGCGTGGCGTAGATTGCACGACTGGCTAATATCTGATTTATACGGTGAATAGTGCGTTCACTCTCGTTTAAGTCGTTTAACGCACCTTCTTTCATTTCCAGCAAATCTGCTGTATCTACCTCATCTAATGATTGATAATCATCTTCGTAGTAAGGTTTTACTTCTTTTTCCATTGATTCTTCTCCTTTGCTTCTTTCATCCATTCTTCATCTTGCTTGGCTATTTCGTGTTCTGAGATAGCTGCAAAAATTAGCAGATCCATAACAATTATTGTCCAAATTAAAATAAACATTTACATTTACTCCCCTCCTAGGCGGTGCCATTTAATAATTCTATTATAGTCTTGTCGTCCAAATTAGTTAAGTTATTATCGAAGTCTTTTTTCGCATTCAATGCTTTATAGATTGCCGTGTCAATTGTATGTTGCGACTTCAATTGATAGAACACACATCGTTTCGATTGACCGTTTCTGTATGTCCTACCTTCTGCTTGTGAGTAGTCAATAAAACTGTAGCAAGGGCTTAAGAAGATAGTAGTGTTAAACTTCTGTAAGTTTAAGCCAGTACCACCAGATTGGTATTGAACAATCATCACGTTTTGGTCTGCAAACTTGTCTTTCTTAGCTCCATACCAAACACCGTGCTTAATACCTTTCTTCTTTAATGCCTCGCTCAACTTCTCAATCGCATTCACGGTGTTGACGAATACCAAACAGTTGTCTAATCCTTCAATCTTCTCAACCGTCCAATTTATCTTTTCAGGTGCCACCTCAGCAAATTGGCGTAATGCCCAAGTCAATTTCGAAGGGCTGTCGAGTACTTCTCCATCTTCTGTCATATATGTCTTTAGCATACTGACATATTCTTTTCGCTTGATTGGTATATCGACGCGAATGACTTGCTTCTCTGGTAGCTCCACAAACTCTTCTGAGCGACCTCTTAATGCAATACTATTCCACCATTTTACTAGCTCCTCCTTATGTACATAATCAACGATTTCTGGATAACCCTTAACTCGGGTTTCGATGACGTATCGATTATAAAACTCTGTCTTATTTTTGACTAATCCTGTAATCTTAGCGTAATTCACTGCGTCTGCCCATTTACTCATCGGCGTACCACTTAATAGTGAATAGCCTCGCTCGGTCAATCTACACAAGTAAAATGCTCCCAGACCTTGCTTACTTTGGCTATTCTTTATCTTGTGAGCCTCATCGATGATAACATAGTAATCTTTGTACTTTGAGAAGTCGACGTCTTTGAACTTCTGTAAGAAACTGTAACCCTTGACCTGGAAATCATCGAACTCTAACTCTGATTTCTCAAGGTCGAGTTCCCAAACTTTGGTATCACGGACAGATGCTGGACAAATAACTAAGACTTTGCGTGAACCTGTACGATATGCTCTGAACAGTGCCATAAGAGTTTTGCCAGAGCCGACCCCAGCGAATATGTATGGCTTATTCCCTAACCTCTTGAGGTAGTCTTCCTGAGATGGGTATAGCGAAAAACTCATAAGCTTCCTTTCTTTAATATTTCACTTAATATTTCTTGAATGTTTTCTGGCTCGGCGAAAAAAGTATCGTGCTTCATACCATTTAATTTAGTATTCCAGTATGGCTGAAGTGGTTGCCTCTTTGCGTTCTTACCTTTCTTCCATTCGATGAGGCAATGATATCCATTCGGTGCTAGTAGTATTGTGTCGGGAAAACACTTCGGTACTCCTGGACTCGCTACACACTGAATGATAACCCAGCCTTTTTCCTTTAACTTCTCTTGCTCTTTTCTCTTAAAATCCCGTTCTAGCATATTATTCCTTATATAGCCCGCATAATAGGCAACCTGGGTGCAAAGGTATAAAAGAACGAATAGATTATCCCAAGTTGCCCGTGATGCGGGCTATACGCTTACATTTAGTCTTAGAATGGAACTTCTGAGAGGTCTACATCTTCGCTGTCGTCTAACATCTCTTCAACAGTAGCCTTAGCGTCTTCTTTTGGCTTGTAGCCCAACAAAGAATACTCTTTATTAGGAACTTCCTCGCCCTTGTCATTGGTGTGGGTCTCAGTTTTACTTTCTTTTATAGACAACCAGCAAGTAAACTCTTTCTTTGCTTTTTTGCGTTGGTCAATCATCTTGGTCATTGTGTCAAATAACTCTTTAGAACTAAGAATGTTGCTCATAAAGTTACGAGCACTATCCTTCTTGTCTTGTTCAGCGTTATGAACGACCAATCGGCTACATCTCTCAATAACAAATGGCAACGTATTTTGAGTCAAATACATTTTGACTTCAGACTTACCATCGGCGTTACTAACGATGAACTTCATACCTAAAGTACCTGTGTTTGCACGGAATAACTCAATCTTGTCTACTGTAACTTCGTGAATGCCAAGTCCAAGCCATTGACCGTTACCACTTTTCATAATGTTTTCTTTCATCTTAGCAACTTTGTCTTTTGCGACCTTGACGTCGTTATTCTCTAATTCTTTTAATAACTCTTTCTGCAACTTTTCTTCTTCTGACATATTGTCCTCCTTTATTTATAAAAGTTTACTATTGCCTTGTCCAACTCTTTAAGGTCGTTCGGGATAGTATCGGTTTCAAACATTCCTAGTGGTGTTTTAATACCTGTACCATCAGTCCTCACCTTAAAGACGAACTCACCGTCGATAACTGCTGTTTCGATTACCTGATTTGTCAACCCTTCAGGGACAAACTTATCACTTACCATTTTACCAGTCGTCTTAAGCTTTAGTAAGCCCTCGTCGTTTTGCTCGCTGTGAGCCAGGATGTAAAATCGCTGGTCTGTGTCTTTCTTCGTAATCAACTCAATGATGTTGACCACATTGACCGCCATCTCAGTAAACTTGTCATAACCCTTGATGTTAGCTTTCGAAAACTCCTCAAAACTCATAAAGTAGTTGAAGTCGTCGATTACTATAATAGGGTTGGTACTTTTTTTGATGACTGCCGCCAATTCACCATAATTCTTAGCGTGAAATTGTGGGATATCGTTTTTGAACGGCAGTGGTTTACCAGTTGCGGTGATGTAACCAACGCCGTCAGCCTTCTTAAGATGTCTTAGAGAAGAGCTTTTACCAGTGCCACTTCGTCCAAGTACAAATGTTAATTGTGCCATAACATAATCCTTTCTTTATTGATATTGTTGATACCTTGAGCTTACGTCAGCGGCGCATTGCTCTCCAATTTTTACAAACTCTTGCGTGTGCGACACAAGCTCTCGCTTGGTCATACCATTATATTTTTGCCCCATCGTGTTGCCATAGCAACCGCAATACTCAACAACAATCGGGCTATTCTCTTCAAGACCTAAAGTCGACGCCGATTGTTTATAGCAATCTTTCGTTGCCATTAAGAAGAGGTCTTTCTCGGATAGCTTCTCCTCTACAGGGTAATTATGTCCAACGCTAATGAAAAAGCCTCTGATTGTTACGATAAGCAAAAACACAAGAAAACTCCACCAGATTTTGGTTAAGGTGTTCTTCATCTTCATCTCCTCGGAACAATTGTGTATGTCGTCCCGTCAGTCGTCCCGAGAGGGTAAACTGACGAGATGTGTGTTACGTCAATTTTCATATCTTCTAAAATCCTATATCATCTGGTATCACTACTTCTTCATTTTTAGTGATACCTTGGTTATTATTCATATATTGTGTGAGCAATTCTGGGTCAAAACTCTTCACTCCTAAGTCGGATAACTCTGGCAAATCTAGCGGCTCGTGCAATCGCTCGTAAATCTGCTTGATGAGCTCGTCATTCCGCTCGATACGTATGATGATGTAATGCTGAGTTTTAAGGTTGACCACTATGTAATCTACCCAATCAACTCCAGAAGCCATCATTTGACCCTGAACTTGCAATTCGTGCTTGTGAGGTATTCCATTCTCCATAACATCCATAAAGGTATTATCGCCAACCACCTTGCATTCAAGTAGCCCTTTCTTTGAGGTCTTTGCCTCGACTACATTTGCGTCTGGTGTTGCGACGAACCAATCTGATATGTAAAAAAACGCCTCAGACAATTTGTTGCCAGTGTCTTTCTGGTACACCAGCTTAGCGAAATCTTCAAAATACACGCCGTCTGCCATAGCTTTGGTCTGAAAACTATTGTAAGTAACTCCAAAACGTCGCTCAAACGCTAGCTTCTTCAGATATTCCTTAGCCTTAGCAGTAGGTGTGCCATCTCGCTTAGTTTCGAATAACTCGGCAAGCATACTCGCGGACGGCTTACCAGCACGCTCTTTGTACCACTCAGCCGACCGTTGTGGTGCAGTTGATAATGTAAACTCTTTACTATAATCTACCATTCTCAATACTCCTCTAGTCTTGACCGCTCGGCGTATTCTTCCGCCAACTCGGCTCTTAAGTCGTTCTCGTCTTCTATCTGTTGCTCGGCTAAGTCTTCTAGCAAGCTCTCAGCCCCCTCTAGCAACTCTGTGAACTCGTTGCGTCTTGATAGTAACCAAGTCGCGTCTTGCCGATTGTTTAATGGCTTATAGCCGCTAAACTCCAGCACTTCTCGTAAAGTTACGCTCATACATACCTCCTTTGCTTAAGTATGTTATTTAATATTACCCAGAGGTTGTAGACGCTCGCAGTCGCCTACAACACCCTGATTGCCAAGCACGATGCACGGGTGGGCAAAAAACATCGCACTCAGCAATCAAGGCAAAACGATATTCAAGACGATTAAAGTCAACCGCATAACTGGGGCAAGGCGACACCAGAGTGTATATCATTAAGTGAGTTAATTACTTTAAGATTTGATGTCGCCAGTTAGACTAACAACCCATAGATGAAACGAGACCTGATTGTTAGTCCAGTTATGCGGTTGAGAATAAAACCGCGTCGTTTTGCTCTGATTATCCTAGTTGTTAAAGTTCAGTTTAGGTTGTGTGAGGTCGCGATTAGGGTAGGCTCTCGGCGGTTATTTTATTAGTGGTTGCCGCTCCACTACATTTGCCGTCTAATCTTTGTAATGTCCTTTATAACCTTTGCTTTTGCTATGTTCTTATTGTATCAAGCTCGTTCTAATTTGTCAACACTTTTTTTTGCTTTATTTTTCCTCCGTTTCTTCTATCTCGCCTAACAATCTCAGCAAATCTTGTCCGTTCAGATAAACTGTACGTTCAATGATGTTATAACCGTCTTTCAATATGTCAATTCGGTCATCGTGGATTATTATAGTTTTACTCATCAACATTCTCCTGCTCAATTGCCTTAAGCTGTTGCCTCAATAAGTAGCCTGCCGTCCACGTTGTAGACGCGTGCATCTTTTCCGCAACCTCTTTAATCTGGTTCAGAAGTTCTTCTTCAATCCGTATAAACTTCATCGGCTTTTTAGTTTTTTGCATATAGTTCTCCTTCTGCCCGATTTATGCCTCGGGCGGGGCAATTTTATTTTTTTATTTAATAAATGGCTTTAACAGCAAATAGCGTTATTCCGTCTTGACGAACCTCTACCTCGTCGCTGCCAGTTGCTTGAATATAGTCTACAACAGCTTTTAAGGCTTCTCTAGCGTTAAAGCGTATCACAGGCTTATCGTTGTTGATGTCGTGAAAAAATATAACTCCATCGTCGTCAACTGCCGCCTCATAATCCTTATATCTGTCCATACACGTTACACACGCAATGATGTTTTCCAACATTACTTCTTGGTCTAATTGCTTGTCATTCATGATATGCGCTCCTTACCTTACTACGTTTTTAATGTCCCAACAATCCGCCTCTGTCCAGTTGCTGCCGTATTTTTCTAGTTCGTCCTGGATTGCCCAGAGGTCATGCGCCTCAACCACGCTATAATCATCGTTGTCCATCACGTAAAGTGTTCCCAGGTTTTTTGATAGCTCCAGGTAGTACTTGCCGTCTGAGTCTTCTGCTGCCTCCTTGACCTTGTCGTGTGTACTCTTTAACACTTCTAATATCCGTGTCCACGCCACAATCTCTTTATCGCGCCAGTCGTCTAGGATATCCCTAGCAAGAGGATCCTCTGGCGTATTCAACATATCGTTCAGCCAATCCGCCATCGTGCAACTTTTCAAGGCTTCCTCCACGTCCTCGCTATTGTATCGCTCCGCAACCATAGACGTTATCCACTCTTTATAGTCCTTCAGTCCAGCTTGCGTCTGTAGGTATTCCTTCAATGCTCTATTATTCGCCCTGTCATCTTTTGGATTGTAGCCATCCCGCGCCATATCTTTGGCGATATCTTCGATATTCATCTCAATTCCTCCTATTATTCCCTTATCTCATTCCCTCTAGTTCTGCTAGCTCACCACTGAACCACGCGTCTGTCAATTCCTCAGCGGTTGGCTCATATCCGTGTTTAGCCTCAAATCGTCGTATAAGCTCGCTTACTGATGGCATTTTACTCATAATTCTTATTGTCCCTTCTTCTTATTCAATCCCAGCACACGCCTTGTAGTTATTGCCGCGTGCCACGCATTCTTCTGTTAGATTATTGTCAATCACTAGCCCGGCTACTAGTAGCACTACTGCCACCACTAGCCCGCCTTTAGTTTTGATATTGCTTCTAGCCATAACATTTTGCCTTTCCATTTGACTTATTTTTGATAATTATTTGTTAAGTGTTGACTATCGCACCTTGATTGATGTTGTGCTGTTTCCTTCTTAACTGTCTTAATTATAGCAAAATGTATACACAAATGCAATACTTTTTGTGTACTTTTTTTGACTTTTTTTGTGTATTTTTTGTGTATAAGTGGATGTTGTAAATAAAACATAATATAATGGGTAAAATGTCAATGGTAAGCAACTTTATTTTATGTCTTGTTTTATGAAATTACAGAGAAGATTTTTTTTTTAATTTTTTTATTTTTTTTTCCTTGTTTTTTTAAGAAAAAAAAAAATTAAATATATAAGTAAAATATATATAGATTTTACAGACTTTACAGGATGTCAAGTATAGTAGATAGTATAATATAGCATGTATATAGAATATAATAGACTTGACATAAAATAAACTATATGGGGGGGTATGCATAAAAAGGGAGGAGAGAGGAGGCATATATATATTCCTTTCCTCTCTCCAGGAAAATAATTTGAAACTTTGTCAATATATTGACTTACATCTCCTCACTATGCTATTATTGAAATATGGAAGAACAATTTTTACCGAAACATCTTGTTGAGCAACACCAATCATTGATTGAATTTGCCGACAAACATAATATCGATAAGGCAGTGATAGATAACGGGGAGTATATCCTCAGATACAGCCGAAAGAAATCAGAGCCGAGTATTCAGTTGGTGCGAGTGAGTGTCAGGCTATATTTGCACGGACGGATACGAGTGGTGCAACTGAGAGAGGGGCAATCAGACGTTGAGGAGGTGCGGAGCAAGCTAGTGAAGCAGGCGAGAGATTACCAGCGAGCGTGGCGTGAGGCGCATCGGGAGAAGGCGACGGCTTACCAGCGACAGTATCAGCGGCAGTATCGGGAGAAGCAGGCGGCGATGCGTGAGGAGTTGGCGAGCCGAGGCTAAGAACAGATTACCTATTAGAGTTAATTAAGCAAATATCAGGAGGGGATTAAAGTGAGTAGGGTGCTTGTGGTGATGCGGAATAAGGACGTGTATCACTTGACGACAGAAGAGTTTAAGAGGTTGAGGCAGGCGATTGACGACCATAAGGAGTGGGTCAGCTTGCGGGATTACAAGCTGGGGGACACGGTGCTTGTGAGTCTGAGGCAGGTCAGTTCAGTGGTGGTACGAGGAGGCAGTGAGTGATGGACGAGGCGACTACAGCGGATGAGTTCCCAACACTTGCCGAAACGGCACGCAACCAGGACGTGTTGCAATGGTTTTACAAGAGGGTGGTGGAGCATTTTTCCGAGGCACCACTATATCTCAGACGGTCGGAGCACGGACTGGCTATCCGAGTGGGCGGTCAGTGGCGGCAATACCGTCGCGGCGAGCAGGTAGCGTTTTGGCGGGATGCGATGCGGGAGTGCCAGCAACTAAGGGACAGCAACTGGTCGACTAAGCGACAACAAGCCCTTTGGGATTACTTTATGGTATATGCCCCAGAGATTACGTTTGACAACAGGCGGTATTTTGAGATGAGGAATGCGGTGCTTGACGGGTATACAGGGGAGTTGGACAAGTCGGAAACCCGCTTTTTGCTACATCCGACTACTCGGTCTTCACAGCTGTCATACAATCCAGAGTACACCCCGACACCAGCTTGGCAGAAATGGTATGCGACGATGGACGAGCACCAACAGGCGGTCAGGGATTGGTCGGTAGGGTCTGCTTTGATTGGTGAGCACGGGCTACTTTTCACTTTCGGTCAGTCCCGTACAGGGAAGAGTACGCTGGCTGAGGGGCTGGCTGAGGTGCTAGGCGACGGGGCAGGCGTGTTTTCACTGAGTAGGAATTGGGGGCGGTTTTACACTCAGCATATGGACAACACGACTTATCTGTATGACGCGGACGCCAAGGGAGCGAAAAATCAGAACAACGACAACTACGGTACACTGCATTTGATGGCGAGTGGCGACCCTATCCAGGTGGAGGTTAAGGGTGGCGAGGTGTATCAGACGACTAATTATGGCTTTATTGAGGTGGTTTCCAACGCTCCATCTACGATGAGTTTCGAGCAGTCTTTGGTTGACCGTGTGCGGTTTTGTCTGTATACGTATATCAGCCCACGCTCTGACGGTGGGCATATGAAACGGCTTATCTTGGCGGACAAGCAGGCGTGGCTGAATTACGCGGTCAGTTGTGCCATTAAGCTAGCTAAGGGCGAGGTGGAGCGTCCAGCAATCGACAAATACCAGATGTATGGTTGGGTATTGTGGTTACGCGAGGCTAATACTTATGGTAAAATGTGTATTGAGGAAGGTCGCGTGTTGACCTATCAAGAATACAAATATGCTTATGAGGGGGCTAACAGATATATGCTCACGAGGGAAACAGTAGATGCAATGCAAGAGGGCTTCAGGGAGTTGTCGAGGCAATTCGGCGAGGACTTTTTGCGGGTCGACTGGGAGGCGTATGGACAATCCCTCGAGGACGAATACTATGGCACAGAAGAAGAAGCTCCAGAACTTTTTTAACGACTTTCTCCCGATGAATTATCGGGAGTTTCGTCAAGCAGTCCCCGAGATGAGTGCGAATCAGGCTGTGGTGGCAGAACTTTTACGTGTCTGCTGTGAGGAGAATGACGTGAAAGCGATGAAAATGGCGTTTGAGCGTATCCTTGGTAAGCCTGAGCGGGTGCTGGTCATAAAACGCACCGTCGTTCGCACGATATTTCCTGACGCTACAAAGAAACTTGACAAGCCCGTGGAGCCAACCCGAGTACAGGACGAAACTGTGGCGGTAAAGCAGGGCGACGAGCCAGTTATCATTGAGGAGACTAACTCACCAGGACATATCTTGCGTAAAGAGCTAGACGAGGTGGGTGAGAGCGGGCAGGCATATGCGTATGAGGTGGGCGATACCCGCGATAAGCATACCGTGGCTCGAGTTCTTGCCTCTAATGTCTATGCCGTGGCTATGCGTGGTGGCAACCTTGGAGCTATAGACCTGCTATTTAACTATTTAGACGGTGCTGTAGCCGACGTAGTGAGGCTAGATGGGTTAGATACCCTTTTATTAGAAAACTACGCTGAGATAGCCCCATATGAAGCCATACAGGGCGATGACGGCGTGTGGTATATAGAAAGTGAGGTTATGGGATGAAAAAGAAGGTGAATGGGAATGCTCATATAGCACACCCTTGCCCGTATTGCTGGCTGGTGCTTTATTCCAAGGGAGCTTTAACTCGTCATCTCAATGATGAGCATTGGAGAGAGCTGGAAGAAGAGAAAAAGAAGGCTGATGAACAATAATTTTATACGTATTGGCGGAGGTATAGTCTTAAGAGCCTATCAAAAGGCTATATTAAAGGCGTTCGATAACGGTATCCGCTATATCGTGTTATGTTGGTCGCGTCGTGCGGGTAAATCCCTGTTTTCGTGGAACTTGCTTATCCGTGAGGCGACTACTAAGCCAGGGACATACTGGTACTGTTTTAACAACTACTCGACAGCGTATAACGACATTTGGATTGCTCAGACATCAAAAGGTGTCCGCTTCCTCGATATGATACCGAAGAATATGATTGTGCGTATGAACTCGGCTAAGCTGGAGATTGAGTTGACAAACGGCTCCGTTATTAAGCTTATCGGTATCAACAACGTCGACAAGTTGGTGGGTGCTGGTCTTATGGGCGTGGTGTTCGACGAGTATGCTGTCCTTAATCCTAATTCAATCGAATTGGTTACGGCTATGCTTGCGGAAACTGGTGGTTGGCGTGTGATGATTTCAACGCCACGTGGCAAGAACCATTTTTACGAGGAGTACCAGTTTGCCTTGGCTCACCCTGAGTTTGCTTTGGCTAACAATATGCACTGTGGTATGGAAGAGGTCGCTCAGTTTATGGCACCTGGTTTTTTGGAACAGGAGCGTCTTAAGATTATCAGCAAGTACGGCAATGACGCCTTATACCAGCAGGAGTATATGACGAGTTGGGTTAGTCCTAACTCTGGTTCGGTGTTTGGTGCGTTGACTAAGATTATGAAGGACGAGGGGCGTGTAACTGTCTTGCAGGGTGATAGCTCACGACAGTACTATACCGCGTGGGACTTAGGTTCTGCCGACTATACGAGTATCGTGCTATTCCAGGTTGACGATAAAGGCTTCCCAACTGTCCTTGACCATATCGAGAACCGTAACGAGGACGTTACTTGGTACCTCGGAGAGATTAAAGAAAGAGGCTGGCAGGTTCATACACACTTCCTCCCTCACGACGCCGCCCACCGTCGAGGTGCTAGAAATGAGAGTTATAAACGGGCGTTAGAGATTGAGGGGGTTACTAACACGGTGGTGCTAAGCAAGCCAAACCGAGTTGAGGACAAATTGAACTTCTTGCGTAGGGTGTTTGTCGGGTTGCAGATAGACGAGAGGCTGACGCGTGTTATTGAGTGTTTGGAGAAAATGGAATACGAATGGAACGAAAAGCAACACGTTTGGTCATCGAAGCCTACCCACAAGGGCGGGTATAGCGACACCGTGGACAGTCTATGTTATATGGGGCAAGCAATTCAGAAATATAACATCACTGGTAAAACAGGGTTTTCTCGGGTGTCGATAAAGAACTCTACGACAGGGAAAATCCAAGGACTAAGCAAGAAAGAACAGCTCGAAAAGTTCCTTGAGGCAGAACTTTCGCTTGGCGGTAAAAAGAAAAAAAGAAAAGACTTTTCACTTTTTCGGCGATGATGTGATACAATTTAGATAATAAAAACACAATTCTTCAACAGGGGGAGATAGATGAATGAACAAACAGAGGTCAAAGAAACTCAAGACGGAGGACAAGGCTTCGCAGAAAAGCAAGACTCTATTGAAAAGCAAGCTAAGCAGCTTTACGAAGAGTTTGGGGTCAAAGCTGATGTCCCTAAGACCCGTGGTCGCCCTAAGAAGTCTGACAGCGGAGATGAAGGAAAATCTGAAGTCGACAAAAGAACTTCGAACGAAAAGCGGAAAAATGGTTCCAATCAAAGTAAACCGAAAGATGAAGCTTCTTCAGACGATAATGACGATTCAGGGAATGAGAGCCAAAAGGTCGTCAAGAAAGACGCAAAGGATAATAGCAAGGTTTCAAAGGACGCAGAAAAAACTGGTGATGGAACTGACGAAGACAAATCCGAACAAGATGGAAGTTCTGAACGAGGAAGCTCGGGCGATAGCGAACGAGATGATGAAGGTAATGAAAGCGGAGAAGAAGTCAAAAGACCGGGCAAATCCAGCCCAGCGGCAGAAAGGCGTATCCGCCAGCTCAACTCGGAAAAAAACGAAGCAGTAGCACGTGCTGAACAAGCTGAACGCAAATACGCACAGCTACAGCAACAGCTGGAGCAGGAACGCGTTCAGTTGGAAGACCCTGAGTATACGCTAGAAGACTTCCGCCACGTGCAAGATGAAAATGGCAATATCTTAGAATTGGACGACATTCAGCAGGAACTTGCTTATCGCCGTTGGAAGGACGGGTACAACGAAAGGCAAGCAGAACGCGAAAACCAAGCTCTCCAATCTCAAATCCAGGATTACCGGGAATATCAGCAATCTGAGGAGATTATGAGAAAGTCGGTCGAAGCATACGACTTGCTGAATAATATTTTAGAAAACACCGCAGAGCTAGATGTCCGAAGTGATAAGTTTGATAAGGAGTTTTCTGACACTATTATGCCGCTTATCGAAGGTAGCTTGGAATATGCTCCAGGCACAGAGCCAGGTAACCCTTACGGTAACAATCCTGTTATTACAGGTTTTTCGCTAGACCCTAGGTTGATACTCCAGGCGGCGTCAACATTGAGGAACAACACAAAGAGGAATATCCCATTGAATGCTCTTGACGCTACAGTGGAGAGCGAGGACGCCGCATATTATCATTCGCCATCGTCTGACCCGTTAGAGCAAGCGGCTGATAAATTGTATAAAATGTACGGTATAAAAAAATAAATATAAAAGGTAGAGGAGAAAGAAATGTCAAAAGTAGAAGAAACACCAAAAGTAGAAACTAAGGTAGAGGAGAAAGAAATGTCAAAAGTAGAAGAAACACCAAAAGTAGAAACTAAGGTAGAGGAGAAAGAAATGCCAAAAGTAGAAGAAACACCAAAAGTAGAAACTAAGGTAGAGGAGAAAGAAATGCCAGCACCAGCACCAGCACCAGCAACAAGTGAAGCGTCTGAATTAGCTAGTGTTTTGCGTGAAGCTATCTCTGGCTCGAAAAACTTCCAGATTACTGTTGATGAGAACGTAAAATCTCGTTTTTCTTTGGTCAAAGACAATGAAACGGGCGAGATTATGTTGCGAGATAACGATGAAGGAAGTTTGTCCGAAATCCAGATGAAGAGCCTGGAAGAGAAAAAAGCCGACCTTCTTGCTCGCGAATACGAAGAATTGTAGTATAATTAAAGGGAAGTGTACTCACTTCTAAAACTTCCAATATCTTTGAAGAACCGTCCAGCCATGAGGCGGTTTTTCATTGTTGACAAATATGTATTTGTGATATAATGAAAGTAAGCTACAGGCTTGTGTTTTACACAAAAGTATGATTTGGGTATTCATCTCCCCTGTAAAATATGAAGCAAAAGCACTTGATGCAAAAGGTGTCTCATCAAACACAAACAATAATAAAACACAATCCAAAAAGGAGAAGATAAAATGGCAATTACACCAACAGAAATCTATAGTAATCTTATCGACCAACCTTTCGATGATGAGAGCTACACAAAAGAACTTGAAGGAAACAACAAAGAAATCGAGTTCAAAAAAGGTTCAAAAGTAGTCAAGGTTCGTACAGTAACCACAGCTGGTGCGGTTACAGACCACAATGCAACTCAGACTATTTCTCAGCAAATGGCGGGTATCACAAACGTAGACAGTACAATCGCTACTTATACGCTTGACCAGCAAAAAGATATCAAGAAGTTCTTGGACAAGACTGTCGCCGTAACGAACAACTCTATCGTTGAAGGTGGTAAAATCTTGCACGCTATCGTAGCAGAACAGCTTGTTCCAATGATTGACGCTTACCGATTGAGTATTTTGGCGGGTGTCGCTACAACAACCAACCAGAAGGTTATGGCTACAGTTAACGGTATCGCAGACTTCTTGAAGGCTCGTGGCTACTTGATTAACGCTCGTCTTTTCCGCGACAACTGTATTGCGTATGTTAATAACACAACTGCGGATAATATTCGCTCAGCTAATATTATGACACCATTTACTGGCGGTTTGGAAAAGAGTATGCGAACTGGCGATATCGGTATACTCTATGGTGCTAAGGTTAAGGAAGTCCCAGCTGACTTGATGCCAACTAAGGTCGGACTTATCCTTGTCAACCCAGATATCGTATCCGCTCCACGTTTCTTGGACGACTCAAAGGTCAGCGAAAGCTCTGTAGCCTTTGGTACTTTGGTGCTTGGTTTGTACATGTACACTTGTGTGGTTTCAACTCCACGAAACAAGGGTGTCGCTATCATCGCTACAGCTTAGTACCATCCATACTTCAATTAACCCTGTATTTATACAGGGTTTTTTGGTATTATAGAGTTATAAATTAAAAACCAAAAGGAAAAATAAAAATGGCAACATACAACTGGTACGATGATGACGAAGAGAAAAAGAAGAAAGATGAGTTGAACTCGTCTATTCAATCTGTTCAAGACGGCTGGAACTCGGCGAATAAGGGCTGGCAACCTGCACAGAACGACGCGGCTAACACAGGACGCAGTTTAGGCATTTTCGCTGGCGACGCAGGACAGCAAGGGCAAGATGGCAATTACTTGATGTCTGACGAGAAAGCTCAAGCAGACGAGAACAAGCGTAGGCAAGACGAGGCAGAAGCGGCGGCACGAGCTCAGGCTGCAGCAGCTGCGGCGGCAGCGGCACAGGCTCAAGCAGCTGCTGCTGCTCAGGCAGCTCAGGCTCAGGCGGCTCAATCACAGCCTCAACTTTCAGACTTTGACAAGGCTCAAATGCAGGCGGCGGCTCAAGCTCAAGCGTCCGCTTCACAATTGAAGCAACGCAAGTATGCCGCCCCACAGAAAGATGAAGGGCTTTTGGGCTTTATAAAAATGCTGGGAGCTGGTTTTCAGCAAAGTGTTGGTAGTGTGGCAGACGCCGCGGTTCAAGGTGGACACGTCCTTAATTACTTGAGAGACCGTGCAATGGGTGTCGACGAGAATACGGCGGCTAAAAACTTGTGGCAGAGTGGTGAGAGTATGCGAAAGAAAATCCACGACATCAAAGATATCGCTGGTAATAATTTGGTTGGTGTCTCAGGTGCTGACGAGGCGGCAGGTCGTATTGCGGCAGGTCAAGGAACGGTTCGTGATTTCTCTACAGTTGGCGGTCAAGGTTTGCAGGTCGGCTTGGACGCTACTCAGTTTATCAACCCAGCTGGGAATATAGCTAAAGGAGCTTCTGTAGTAAAAAACGCTGGTAGGTTTGCAGAGCTTCGACCTGTTCTAATTCAGGCGGGGAAAGAAGCAGGTATGAATGGTGTATTGACTGGAGTAGCTACTACTGGTCGTACTTACGGAAATACTGGCGACCTTGGAACGGCTATTCAATCTGGTGTAGGGGACGCTACATTAGCTGGTACATCTCAGTTTGGTCTGGGGCTCGGTTCTAACCTTGTGGGTCGGGGCGTATCTCGCGTCAGGAATGGGTTCACTAAAGAATTGGCGGATGACATATCAGCAGGTGCGAAATCTGAACTCCCTGGTTCACTTACGAAAAAAGCGGACGATATATCTACAAGGGTTGATAGCGACCCTAACGTCAGTTCGTTTGATAAAATCTTGAAAGAAAAAACAGAGGGGCTACCAACTAACTCAGTTGAAGGTAAGGTGGACGTTGAGGGACGTATCTCAGAGCGTGTTCCAGAGCGTATTTCAGAGCCACAGACACAACAGATACCTTCTGTACAGGACCGAGGCTCTAATACACCCCAGGGCTTGCGAGAAGACCTTCCGCAGTCAACCTCTGCAGAGAGAGTCAATTTGCCTGACAATTCTCAGGTTGGTTCCGTAAAAGCTAAAGAGGACTTGGATAAACTTTTGGAAGGTACTCCAAGTTTGAAAGAAGAGAAGCCACTACAGATTCCAGGACAAAATGAAAGTCCTGTTAAGTTACAAATCCCAGGACAAAATGAAAGTCCAATCAAACTACAGATTCCAGGACAAAATAAGGAGGTGGTTAAGGACATATTAGGTAAAGACCTTAAGCCTCTAACATCTGTTCAAAAGCGTGCTCTTAGGGAGGCAAAAGCGGGCTCAACTCAAGCCGAAGAAGCATTGATAAATGCTAAATTAAATCAGGCTGAAAAAGCAGTTCCTACGAAATCTCTTCCAGATGGAATGGTTCCTGAGCAGAGTAGCGGTAGTGGTAGCGGTATCGGTATGAAAGAGCTTGCAAAACGTGCCGTAACTGGTTCGGCGGCTCCAACGGACTTTAAGAAGGCACTAGCTCAAGCGTCAGGCTTATCACGCGACGCTGAGTTGCCAATCGGGGACATATTAGGAGAAGCTAAGTTGAGCAAGAAGATGAAAGAGCGGTACTCGGAAAAGTATGCTGAAATGGAGAAAATCATCAACCGCCAAAACCAAATCCAAAAGGAACACCGAAAATTGGTTAGGAACGACAATTTAGCAGACGCGTCAGGGCTAACTAAGGAATGGTCATCACTTGAGCGTCAGAAGGGGGCGATAGCTACAGAGTTAAACGCAATGAACCGTTTGGCTGACAGTCGTCAATCGCTTGGTCATAAAGCCGCATATGTTACAGAGAACTTAGTTAGTATGAAGAACGCTAACCAGCTTGTAAGTGCTCCAGGTATAGAACGTAACTTACTCCAAGACATTATGGGTACTGCGGAAACATTCGCTAAGAACCCTATTCGTTCAGCTCGAGCTTTGAAGAATGGTGGTAATGTCTATGGGTCGGCATTGCACTCAGCGGTTGATAACTGGAAAAACTTCAGACCTGTATCTGTAACTGACGGTGCTAAAAGGTTCGTAGGCAACACGCTTGAAACGGCTATGGTGCCAGTTACTGGTACTTCTAATCTGGGTAAAGCTCCAATACGTGAGGCGTTGGCAGAAGCGTCCCTGAAAATGGCAGGCAAAAACCCTACTCGTCAAGAAATCGTAAACTTCTCTCGAATGATGGACGCAGACACTGAGGCATTAGTCAACGTCTTAAACGGTGTCCATAACGCCATGACTAACCGCCGTCAAGCAGACAAGGCTATCCGAGCATGGCACGAATTGATGGCGACAGGTAGCGACGCCGCACGTAACAGGTTGCACGCACTGGCTGAGCGTCAGCAAACGTTGGCTCAGAAGTTGGTTCAAGGCTTTGAGGCTGGTGGTACTCCTAAGCAACGTATTGCCGCAGCTTTGACTGAGGCGGCTCTGCCGTATGCTCGAGTGGCAACTAACACTGCTATAAACGCCGCATACAGGTTGGTTCCAAATAGAACTCTTATTGATGAGGTGCTATCTGTTACCAGGACGCGACCTCAGAACCTTGCCGCATTGATTAAAAACACTGCAGTCGACTATGGGGTTGTGGGTGTTGTTGCTGGATTGGTCGGCTCAGGAAATATTATATACAACAATGGCGACAAGACGAATCAGCCTCGCGGTATCTCAATCCGTGTTGGCAAAGATGAGTATGTCCCAATTCGTGCAACTAATATTGAACCAGAAATCGCAGGTGCATATACGGCAGTAAAGATTGCCCAGGGTAAAATGACAGCTAAAGAGGCTATGGCGGCTATCTCAGATAGCTTGCCTTACGTAAGTAGCACTGACAACCTCGTAACTGCAGGAAAGTCATGGTTAAATGGCGAAGGCGAAGAGGGCGACAATATGTACCAAGCGAAGAATTACGCCGTCAGCAACATAAAATCTCTCGTTCCGTTTAGTAACAACGGTATACAGCCGTGGCTTGCGGGGAAGAAAGGTGTCTTGGAAGGTAATATCTTGGAAGGTAATATCTTGAAGGGCGATAGTTTGAATGCCAAGTCGTCTTATGATAAAGACTTTGGCAAGTGGGTAACGAACAGCATTCGTCAGGCTTACGGCCCTTGGTTCAGAGAAACATTGCCAGACAGCCGAGATGCCGCAGGTCGTGTACGTACAGTGGATAACCAAGGGGTAATTATCCATAAACAGATAAATGACCCTGTTAGTGCCGAGTTTAATTCGAGAATTGACGACTTAGTCAAGTACGGTAAGGAAAACGGTCTTGGTAAAGACGTTCGTGAAATGTTTGGTACATATAACACAGGCAAAGACAATAACTTCAGGTCTATCCATAATGCCATTACGTTCTTGGACGCAGAAAACGGCAAGCCTGACAACGCTAAGAAACTAGAGAAGAATGGCAAGCTAGCTGACTTATCTCGCCAAATTAAGGACGGGTTCTTCGGTGATAGCGGCTCAGAACTGTTGAAACTAGATGGTAAGGAGTTAAGGTCTGATGCGTCCATTCCGAATAAGTCAGGAAGTAAGAATACACAGCTACCTATATCAATGCAATCAGTCCGAAATGCTATTGCTCAGACTGATTTACCAGCTGACCAGAGGGGGATTTTATATGACATCTCTACACAGAAGAACAACCTGTATGGTATGCTCAAGTCTAAGCAGATTAGCTACGAGGAATACAACACGGCTAAGACTAACTTGACGACAGAAGAGAACAACATATTATTGCAATCTCCTAGCTACCAGAAGTTGAACAACTTTATGCACACCTTGAATAACAGCGGTTTCTTCGATGAAGGCGGGCTTGGCTCTACCAAATCTGGTCAGACATACCTGTGGAATGCCTTGAACGCTATGCTGGGAAGTAAAGGAACCACACCAGCGGCTGAGTACAAGGACGAGAATGGTATCAACGGCAAGGGATACTTTATGCCATACGGACGACGCGGGTTCTTCGGATTTGGTGGTGGCAGACGAGGAAGTGGCTTTGGTGCTTCGGACAAAACAGGCAATCGTGGCGACGCAGGTCTTCAATGGGGTGCAGTAAAGGGTCGCTCGATGGAGAATGTCGGTATGGGCAAATATACACCAGTATCAATCAAGACCACTATTAACGGAAGAATTAAACGTAATAAAACCCAGAATTACGATGGCAGGAGTATATAATCTTGTGTTACAATAAAGACTAAGAGGAATAAAAAATGAACATAAAAATTGAAGATTTAATTGAGAAACTAGAACAGAGCTACGACTTTATGCAAAAGGCGACGAAAGGGTTTGCTGAAAGGAATGAGCAAATCTTTTATCGTAAACCTCCAGCAGGGGAAGTCGATAGCAAGATGGACTATTCCGAGTTGGTGGACAACACCTTGTCGTCTTACATAGAGAAAACACCGAAGAATGTTATCCAAAGGCTACCGACATTCACTGTCGACGCTCACGCACAAAGCAAAGTAGAAGACTTGAAATATGAATACATTGCGAACAAGATTATCCTAAGGAACAATACTCCTGAGGGGTATTCGTTGCTACAAAAGCACTGGATAGCATTACGCAACGCTATGGCTTTTGGTGCTTGTGCTGTGTATTTACCATTCACCAGGAATAAGACCGAGTTCACTGTTGGTTTTGAGATTATCTTCTGGGGGGATTTGTTCCCTGAAGCTTACGCGTCAAGCATTAACAGTGCTAACTATATTCAATTCCGCACAATGAAAACTAAGACTTCTATCGAGAAGCTGATTAACGGCACGGACAAGGGCGATGCTGAAGACGGCAAATGGAATATAGAAGGGCTGAAGAAAGTTCTTGAGTATGGCAAGGGTGCGTCTTTGGGACGCGAGGAAACAAACAATACTTATGCATCTTTACTCAACATTCCAGAAGGGTTGTATGAGTTGTTTGTTTATGTAGATGACGATTGGATTATCACTTACCACTACCAGTCGGCGACTATTCTACGCGTAGTCAAGAACACCAGCGGTTACAGGCGTGTTTTGGGATTGTATTCAGACTTTGACGGCATAAACATTATGGGTCGTTCTTTGGTTGAAATGGGCTATGGTGCACAGCAAGCTTTGACATCACTACTACGCAACTTCATTTACACAGTGGATTACAATACGGAACCTGCTAAGTTCGTGAAGGGTATAGGGCTGGATGAAGACAACTTCGAACTTGAAAAGGGTAACACGATGTTCCTCAATGACGAAGACGGTTCAATGCAATTGTTGCCAATTGACACGACAGTTATTCAAAACTTCCCAAGTTTGTTCAGTTTGGTGAAGTCAGTGTTGCTATCGTCATTGCCAAGCTCAAATGACAGTTCTATCTCCGCAGAGGTCGGCGACCCAACTTATTCAAAGACACAGGCAGGGGTGAATAGCCAAGACCGTAAGGCAGACATTGAGAACAACTATTATCGAAAGAATTACGAGCAGTTCTTTGAGGCAGTTCTTGAGGCTCAGATTAACATATACATCTCTGAGATAAGGAAGATAGCTGAGGCGAATGAACAATCTCAGTTGGTTATTAAACTTGATAGTGAATACATCAACCTCATAGAGCAGGAAGACCCTTCCCAGATTATAAACGGCGACAGCGTGATTATAGACACCAGTAAAGTCCAGCAGGTAAACATCTCTGTCGATTTCGAAAGTACACGTCAAATGGCTAAGGAAGAAGACCTGAAACGATTGAACACATTTATGACAGGGTTCTTTGAAGTCGCTAAGGCAGACCCAAGTGTAGCTAAGGGCGTACGAGAAGCACTACCATACTTGATTGAGGAATTAACGAAGAGTTCCAACCTAGAAAGCAGTTCTAAGATTGCTGAAGCAGTCAAGGCGGGATTGGAAACCGCCAAGCAAGAAGAAGCCGAACAGGCACAACTCGAGCAACAAGCACAACAAGCACAACAAGCACAACAGCAGTCTGCTCAGATGGCGGAGATAAAAGCCCCGTCAGTTTCTATAGCATTTAAGGACTTGCCACCAGCAGGTAAGATACAAGCGGCGGCGAAATATGGCATTCAGTTGACTGAAGCTGATGTAGTACCACAGCCAGCATATCCACAGCCAGAGGAGGTAGAGTATGTATAACTCCAGCGAGGTTTTACAGAGGGGGGCGTATAGAGATACGTTCAAGACTGGTCGAGAGAGAGAAGCTCCAAAGAACATTACTGAAGTAGACAAGATAAATAGGGTGCTTGATAAATACATAGCGAAATATTCATCGACAGTAGGCATCAGGGAGGAGGCTAGGAAGAATAAAAGAACTAATGACTACCAACTAGACCTGAGTGCCGATATCGTGGAAATCCTAACAGAAGTAAAAAACAAATTGAGGTAAACAAAAATGGCAACGGTAAAACAAATAATCGAAAAAGCATATACAAAAGTCAACGGTGAATACGAGCAGGTCATAGAGGGAAGCGACGACTTCAACACTTACTTGAATGTGCTAAACCAATCTATGGAAGCACTTGCTCATATGCCATACATAAAGTGGCAGAGATACTTTGACATAGATTACAGACTGGTAGAAAAGATAGAGCAGGATAAGTTGGCGTATACCATACCAGATATAAACAAACTGACCGTTTCAGACACTCCGTATGACTGTGTGAGGTTCATCAACGACCAAGGCAAGACGGTTGCAGAGTACAAGCTGATTGACAACGCGAAGTTCAATGCGTCAGAAGGAAACGGTGTCTGTACGTTGGCTGGTGATAAAATACGACTTAAGAATATTCCTGAGAAGTTGGTAGGTTGCGAGATATCTTTACCTGTTTATCACGACCCGAAAGTTTACACTTCAGGCTCTGAAGAGGTGGATATCGACAGTGTGCCATGGCTGGTAGCAACAATGTCTGCTACTCTATGCGACGCAAGTCCAGTACCATTTATTGCCCGTAACGCAGACAGGTACTACAAGCAGGCGGATATCTTTATGAAAGAAATGCGTAAGAGTAACAAACGAACACAAACACTAATAATTAAAAGTGCTATTCCGAGGGAGCCTAAAAGGATAGCATTCAAGGATATGTAATATGGCTGACAAGAACTCTAACGCAATTCAGATAAAAGACCTCAGGAGCTGGAAGCGAGGGCAGATATCTTACTTCTCTAAAAGCCGTTTACAAGAAGATGCCCTGAAGACCGCTTATAACGCGTTTTATGACTATGACGGCGTTGTCCGTCCACGTGGAGGTTTTTTGCACTCTGGTGTCCCAGATTTACCAGAGGGGTTAAAGCCAATTGGTTGTGATTTCCCGTTTAAGCGAGCTGACGGTACAGAGGGCTTGCTAAATCTGTTCACTGACGGAACGAATACAAACTTGTATGTACTAAAACCTGACAATTCAGAGTGGCAGAAGTTCGATATGGCGTTCACAAAAACAGATGTGGCGTCATTCGCTCAGAGTAATGAGAACGTGATAATTGGTAATGGCGTGGACAAGTTCACTTGCTACAACATCAAAGACAATACTCTAAAGCGGTTCTCTAAAGTCGCCGACCCGACAAAAGCTCCTGAGGTAACGGCGAACAACGCCAGTGGTACAAATGCGTTTGACTACTATTACCGAGTAGCGTTTAACGGCGTAGGCGGTTCAACGAAGATGTCGCCAGCGGGTAAGATATCTTCATCTACTCTTCGTGACACTTGGGACGGTAAGAAGTCCGCTACTATCAAGATTGACGGGCTTACTATCGATGAAAATGCAACCAGCTGGAACGTTTACGTGGCGGTTGTTTCAGTCGGTACAGGTGCACCATCTGACGACGAGTACTTCAAGATTGCTGAAAATCTGCCAACAACGCAGAAGCAACATCAGGATACAGGCTCCACAACACTACTTAAATCCGCCCCTGTGGAAAACACGACAGAAGGTATTGTGGCGTGGTTTGTTACTAACATCGCAGGAAGATTGTGGGCTATTGATAAGAAGGGTATTGTCTATTGGGGCGGTGATGTTGGCAATGAATTATACTTTGGCTCTGCTAACGGCTCAGACAGCTACCAGGTTGGCGATAACGGTACTGAAACACCTATGGCGGTGGCATTAGGACGAGATAACTCTGGTACTACCTGTATTAACTTATTGACCCGTACTATGGCAGGACAAGGCGGTATCTGGGACGTTTACGCTACAACCAATACCACGACAGTCAACGGGCAGACATTCAGCGAAGGTACGTACCAATTCAAGAAACGTGAGGGTAACGACGGAACAGACGCCCCATTCTCTGTTATTCACGAGAATAACAACGTGTACTACCTGTCAATGGACGGGTTCAAGTCTACAGGTGTGAAGCCGAACATCTCTGGTATTCAGTCGACGGATATTATCAGCTCCGCAATCCGCGACCGTGTACTTAACTTGTCGCACTCTAACTTGTCTAGGTGCTACGCGGCGTATTATGACGAAGCCCTGTATTGGACAGTGGCATATGGTCAAGAAAAAAACAACGAGATATGGGTATATGACATTTTGCACGGTGGCATTTGGTCAATCTGGCAAATACCGTCAGACTGTATATTCCGTTGGGCGTCGACGAAGAAAGAAAGCCCGAGCTTGTATCTGAGGCAGGGCAATAAGTTGCTTCGATACTACAAGAACTCTCGTAAGCATTATGATGAAAGTGGCATATTTGACTGTTATATAGAAAGCGGTCTTATACCATTCCACCAGAGTAACCTGGAGTGGGTGCATTTGCTCAAGGCTATCTGGCAGTTTGACTCAGCAATAGGGCTTATAGACCTGACTATCAATATACACTCAAAAAATGGTGATATATTGAAGACCAATAAGATAACCTTCGACCGTAGTAGTAGTAGTAGTAGTAGTAGTAGTAGTAGTGGCTGGGACGCAATTCGCACTTGCGGGACAAATTGTCTTAAAGAGTGGGGTGGACGCAGGTGGGATGAACCTATCGTCAATTCATCAGACATCTTTTCACCAAAAGACAAGAAAATAGACCAGAAGATACGGAAGAATGCGGCTTACATAAGCTTTTCTGTAAGGTCGAACTCTGCTAATACATATTATGAGTTGTCCCATCTGAGCTTGCTGTTCACATACATCGGTACGGGAATTGAGTTCTTAAGCCAGAAGGGGGTGATAAAAATCTAACAATATGATAAAATTAATGTGTAAAACGATAAAAAACAAATAAAGGAGAGAAAAAATGTTACCTATGCCATTTACACAGGCAAAATTACGTGAGATTTACAAGCCAGGCGGCGGCGGAGGCGGCGGCGGCTGGGGAGATGACGCACCTAAATCCAGCGGCGGTGTGTTCTGGCTTGGTGAAGACGGCAACGTTTGGGTGAAAGGTGCAGGCGGCACACACTCAGCGGGTCGTTGGGACGGCAACACGACTAACTATTGGCAATCACGAGGATTTTCATTTATCCCAAATCCGAACCCTAGCCGACGAGGTGGCGGCGGTTATGTCAGTGGTGGCGGTGGCTTCAGAGGCGGTTTTGGTGGCGGTGGTGGTTATTCAGCACCTGTGAAGAAGCTTGACCAAGACCAGATAAACAGCTTGAATGGCTTACTCGGCGTATACGACGCGAAACGAAACACTCAGCGAGAAAAAGCTCGATTGACACACGACGCACACGTCAATGAAAAGCAAGAAGAGCGTACCAAAGAGAAGAAAAAGTATGACGGCAAGAAACTGTCGACGATGCAAGATTTCGGTATGGCTAAGAATGACACAGATATCAACACCCGAAACACGCTAGAGGGTCTTATCAGCTCTCTATCGACAATGGGTGTTGGCGGCTCACGTGCATTGGCTCGTCGTATTCTAAGCTCTGCTAACCGCTCGAACCGACAGGCGAACGCAACATACGCTAAGAACTCGCAAGCCCTAGACACAGCTTGGAACGAATTCGACGCCGCAAACAGGAATGACTTAGCAAAGATTGAAGACCAATACAAGTATGACCTTGCAGAAGCAGACAAAGAGTGGGGACAGAACCGCCAAAACACTTTGTACAAGATGGCAGACGTTTACAATGCCGCAGACAATCACGGCGAACGAACTCGCTTAATGAACGAAGGAAACGGTCTGAACGGTTACATCTCAAACGCTCGCTTCGTCAATCCACAATACACAGGTAAATTGAACGTTATGGCGGCTCCAGAATTGTCGAGCTACTCACAAGACATCGCTAAATACGACACGTCAGCTATCGGCAACGACGGCACAGAGTTGATTAACCCAGACGGAACGACAACCCCAGGAAACCTAGCTATCAAAGCCGTTGCGATGAGCGATAAAGACTTAGGTGTCAAGAAGCGAATTGAAGGCGAAGACCCTGTTTACGGAGTTTAATATGTCAGAAACGTTAGAAAAGTTCGGAAAAGCTAGTGCTAATAACAAAAAGTCTGAAGCAACTACAGTGAAGACTGCTCGCCAACCTGGCGAGTCAGTCCTCTCCTGTTTTGACTTGAGTAGCTTCTCGACAACTCACCCAGTATTCTTTGTAACCTACAAAAAAATACCAGACCCTGACAATGCAAAAGAAGTAAAAATCATCAATGAAACAAGCTGGCAAGCCAAGGTCAATCCAGACAATAACACCTTGACGAACCTGACTTTGGCACCAGGGTATACAGATATTGGGAATGAAGTTGGCGATTGCGTTGAGTGTATTCCAACCACGTTTTGGGCAAACAGTCTTATCGACGGTCTAAATAACTCCTTGGACAACAATGGTAAGATAAAACCAGAGGCTGTGCCAAACGTTACAGCAACAATCAAAGAAAAGTCTATCACGGCTGACAAGATAGACTTTACGACAATGCCGCTTGCTGAAAAAGTAACAATAAAGCGCAATGACACGACTACCGATAAGCCTGTGAACGTGCAGTGTGGCTGTGCCAGGATATTAGTATCTGCTAATGCCTTTGAAGCTATCGCCAATATACAATTTCCAAAACAGTTTAAGAGCGGTACGTTCCCTGTAGTGGTCTGTACATTTGCTGGATATACCCCCAACTCGGGCGACGCTTGGACAAACACTCCGCTCGATACGTGGGGTGGTGCGTCAATGAGTGCATTAAAGATTACTAACTCATCATTTAAGGCAACTATCCGTCGTTTTGACGGAGCGACACTAAATGGTGTGTATTACTTTAACTGGATAGCAATTGGACAATAGACTAGATTATCCCTACTAGTCGCATACTAAATTCGCTGATAGTACTATCGCCGCCGTAATTACGCTGGTCGCTACAGAATGCTCGTATATTGATTTCATCATTCTTTTTTAAGAGTAAATCTACAGATAAACTTGGTCGTGGCAAATGTCGGTCGTTATCTGTACCTCGGGTGCGATTGGATTCTTTAATCATTGTGCCGTTCTTAAATATGCTTATATATTCGGTATATCCAGAGAAAAAGCCAGTTTGTGCTATACCTGTTCTTGCGTCGATATGGTAAACACCGTCTTTAGGAACTTTAGCCGTGAATGTCTTAGTGTCGTACATTTTTGCGGTGTCATAGATTACACTGTCGTACTTTACGATAGTAGGCTGATCTTGCGGCAGCACTTCCCATTTAGATGTAGTAGCGGAAAACATTGGTATTGTCGTAAAGTCTATCTTGTACGAATTAGTAGACCGCATATACTGTATTATGCTAGAATAAGGAAAAGAGATATAAAATAAAAAAGAGGGTGTATGGATAACACAGACAAAGAAGTATCAGCAAAAGAGTTTGGAGCGTTGGGAGCAGACGTCATTCACATTAAAGAGAGTGTCGACAGGCACACTGTTACGCTAGAGCGAATTGAAAATATAGCTCGGGCTAACGTTACTCAATCACAACTTAAAACATATATCGCCGAACACGAAAAAGAATCAGAAGAGAAATACGTCAAACGCACCGAAATTGAAGGTGTGATGAACTTTTGGAGCCTTGTAACAAGCAACTTAGCGAAATTATTTGCAATCGCACTTGTAGGATTGGCGATTTATGCAACCAATAATTTAATTCAGCAAAATAAAGCGGTTACGGAATTACAAGAAGAAGTTCAACAAACAGTAAGGAGGAAATAATATGATAGAAAAAGCACTAGCTTGGTTTTACGCACGTAAAGGTCGAGTTTTTTACTCAATGGAAAGTCGAAATGGTCCAAATTCGTATGACTGCTCAAGTTCTGTATATCACGCTCTAAAAGAAGCAGGACTTTTACCGTCTAGTTATTGGATTGGCAATACAGACACCTTATTTGACGCCCTAGAAAAGAATGGTTGGGTACGACTGCCTGAGGACGCTAACGGCGAAGCAGACACACAACGCGGCGATATCTTCATTTGGGGTATTCGCGGCAATTCAGGTGGTGCATTAGGACACACGGGAATGTTTGTGGACGCAGA